GTGTCCCGCTGCCAGACAATGCCCGCGACCAGCGGGTTGTTGCCGAGAATGGGGACGAGGTTGGCGCGGTCGGTGGCGTCGCGAGCGGTGATGACGTAGCGGATAGGCATGACAGTCGTGCTCCTTCGTGAATCCCGGGTATCGCGCACGGGCGCCCGGACAGCCAATCATGAACGAAAGAGACGCGGCGGATGGATTGGACACCCGCCGCGCTCCAGGACGCTCCCCGACGAGGGAATCGCAGGGCTCGTCTTTCCTCTGCGACGATGTACTCGTCGTGTCTTACGCCGCGCCGACGATGGCGAAGCCGTTGCCGCCGTCCGCGCCCGAGCCGGTGCCGGTCGAGGGGGCCGTGTTGCCCTGCATCGTGATACCCGAGGCCATCGCGAGCCCCTGCGGGAAGATGAGGACGGCTTCCGTCGCCGCGCCCGCCTGCTTGATGCGGATTTCCGAATCCGCGTCGCTCGACGTGGTGGCCGAGTCGGTCGCCTTCGTGTACGTCGCGGTGGCCGTGGCCTTGTACAACACCAACGCGTAGAGCTTGCACGCCGCGTCGGCGATAACGACTTCGGACGAGGACAACGCGGCGAACTCGACAATCTGCATGTCGGGCGAGCCGAGGAACTGCGCTTGGAAGGACCAGAACCACTTCATCGCGCCTTGCGAGAAGGGTTTGCCACCAATCGCCGTGACCCAATTGAGGGCGCGACGCTTGGCGAGTACGGCGGACTGGAGTGAGAGGGCCATGCCCACCGTCAGCCCGAGCGTGAGCAACGACAATGCGGCCATGTGACTGCCGGCGATGGTGTGGAGTGCGAGGAAGGGGAACATGTGAACCTCCTTAGCCGGGGGCGGTGACCAGGGTGACCTTCGGTGCGAAGGAGTCAGCCCCGGGGCGCAGACCGGTTGGACGACGCGAGCTTACACTTTTGTAACCCGTGGGCGCAACAGGCTTGGTATTCGGGTTGACGAGCATCGAGACCGACTCGCCCTTCTGGAACTTCAGCGACCGGTAGGCGTCAGCGTTGACATGCCCCAGCGTTTCACTCTGTTGCGCGTCGAGCTTCTGTTCGGCCCGCTGCTCCTCGTACTCGGTCGTCGCGAGGACCTTGGCCCCGCCGCCGTGCCGGCGATAGTCGCGTGCCATCAGGTCCCGGATGATTTTGTCGGACTTGACCGCCCACGTGTGGACCGTCGCGACCGGCACGAGCCCGTACCGGCAGAGCTGGGCCGTGTCCGGGTGGGTGTCCAGGATTTTCATCTGGTCGAGCCCGCGCTTCGCCTCGGGGCGGACCCGCTGCGTGAGGCGGTAGGTGCAATCCTTCACCGAGGGGATGAGGACGAGCTGGGGGTCGTAATCGCGCAAGAGCTGAAGCCACCACGCAGACGGCTCCGGCAGCTTGAACGGATTACGCCCCTCAATCCAGTTCGACAACATGGCGAGTACTAGCGAGCGTGACTCGGGACGACACCCGGGTCGGTCATGCCGCGCGACGGCGACTCGATGCCCAGCCGGCGGTTGGTCGGCGGGAAGCTCGTACGCTTCTCGATGACCTTCTGCAAGTCGGCCGGCAACAGGGAGCGGTCCAGCCGCTCGTTGGGCATCATCGCGAGAATCTCATCGGGGATGGGCGAGCAGTCGTCGCGGCCCTTGATGCCGACCAGGAACGTGGTCGCCAGCGAGAACGGGTCCTGCGAGCCCATGAGCGGGTTCTGGTTGCGCGCGAACCGCACGTGGTCACTGTTGACGTAGTTCTCCCCCGGCGCCAGGGTGAAGTCCCGGCCGTCCTTGGTGTACTTCAGCGTGTGTTCCGTGCGATTGACGAGACAGAGAATATCGCCGCGCATCGTGGAGCATCTCCAATCTAAGTTCCGCGAGAAAAAACGGGAGGAGAACCGAATGGTCCTCCTCCCAGCGAACGACGAGTCCGAACTTCTGCATTCGGACCCGGAAGTACTAGTCGCCGGCCGGACGCACGATGATGATGGTCTGGCCGGTGATGCCGTCCAGCCGCCAGCACACGCCGGGGTTCCGCAGGTGGTACTGCTTGCGCGTCCGGTACCACGCCTCGAACGCGTCGCGCGCCGACGTGCCGCTGCCGACACGAATCAGGATGCGGCCATCCTCATCGACCCACTTGCCGTTCTCGGACGTGTAGCAGGTGCCGCCCATGTTCACGGTGTCGAGACCGAACACCATGTCGAGCGGCAGGTCGCGCACCGCCTTGATGCGGACCTCGCCCATCGTCAGGTCGCCCTGTTGGAACGCGACCGTGCCCGCGTCGGGCCGCTGCAAGTCGGCGCCACCGTAGCGCCGGTCCGCCGCGAGGTCGTTGATGTAGACGCGACGGATGGCGTGGTGCATCGCGAGCAAGTTCTGGTCCACGACGTCCGCGGCCTGCTGCATCACGTCCGCCGACAACGCCCCGGTCGCCGCCGACACATACGAGTTGTACGCGTCGTAGATGTCGCGGTCGATGCCGAAGTAGTCGTTGCGGTAGGTGCCGTCATCGACGAGCGCCACGATGCCCCAGTACGCGTTCTCGTACGAGGTATCGAGGATGTCGGTGACCGAGCTGTTCGCCGCCTGCACGATGTAGTCGTTGTCGGCCACACCCGAAGCCGGCGCCGAATCCAGCGTGACGTTCGTACCGTCCGCGCTCACCGCGAGGACCTTGCGAATCCCCGAGCGGAGCTGGCCGGTGGACGGCGACACGAACGCGACGAACATGCCGACCATGATGAACCGGTTGCCGAAGCTCGCGTTCGCGATGCCTCCGGGCGAGTCCACGATGAGCGTCGTGTTGGTCGTCGGCGAGCCCTCGTTGATGAGCGCGAGAATGCCGCGCCCTTCGAGGGTCAGGGCGTACTCCTGACGACGGGCCAAGTCCTTGATGAGCCCGTCCATTTCGTCCTTGCGCGCCTGCTTCCACGCGTACTCGCCCTTCGACGTGTCGTACATCGCCTCGGGGGTGATACGGACACGGCCCATCAGCTTCTTCTGTCCGATGCGGACCTGCACGTGGCCCTGCGCCCCGGCGTCGGCGAACGCGCCGTCTTCTCCGGTGAACATCGGCGACGTGTTGCGGCTGATGTGCGCGTCGTAGATGGTCTCACGCCCGCCGTACGGGACTTCCTGCGGCTTGAACACTTCGCCCCAGGGGTTCCGCTGGTTGACCATCTCCGCGATGAAATCCTCGTAGTTGTCCTTGAGGATGCCGTCCATCGTCTGCGTGTTGGCGCCCGCGTTGAGCACGAACAACATAAACGTGGCGTACGGATTGGCGGTCAGGAGACCCACCATCCGGTTGCCGATATGCGGTCCAAACATTGTCTCTCTCCTAGTACTCGCCGATTACCGAGTCGCCTGTCCTGCGGCGAACTGCGCGAACGCCGCGTCGTGGACTTCGTCCTCGGTCTTCTTCGGCTTGGGTGGCGTGCCCGGAGGCACGACGGCCGACTGATGAGGCGCGCGAGGGAGATTCGCCGCGCGACGCACGCCTTCGAGGGCGGGCGCCTGCGACGACCGGCGGGTGGGCTCGATGAACCCCGTCCGGTACTCGGTCAGGAACTCTTCGACGACCTTCATGTCGCCTCGCGAGTACCGACCGAGGAGCTTCTCGTCGGCCTTAATCCAGTCGATGAAATTGTTGCCCAACATCCGCTGTTGGAAGGGCGTCAGTTCCGCCACCCCGAGGTCCTTCGCGACCGCGGTGTGAATGGACTGAATGGCCGTCGCTCCACGCTGCTCCCAGATGGCATCCGTCGTGGACATCAGGTCCGTGTGTCGGCCGGCGAGCTGGCCGAGCGGGTCCTGGTTTTTCATCACGAACTCCAACGCCGCCTTCTGTTCCGGCGTCAGGATTTTCGTCATGAAGAACTCGCGCGCTTCGAGGACTTCCGGGGACTCGGGCTCGGGGCGGTCCCCGATGTTGATGCCGGTTCCCGCTTCGAGCATCGCGCGATAGCGTCGAGCGTCGGCGTTGGCCTGCCGCTCCTTGGCGGTCAAGCCGTCGAACTGGTCTCGCGGCACCCAATTGCTGCGGTCCTCGGCGAACTCGAACTTCTTCGCCGGAGGCGGTGCGCCAGGAGCCGGTGGCGTGCCACTGACGGGTGGCGCGGCGGCAGGGGGTGGCGCGGCAGGCGGTGCGGCGGGCGGTGCGCTCGCTGGGGCAGGCGGTGGAGTAGCGCCCCCTCCCGCACCCCCGTCACCGGGGGTGTTGAACCAGACTGTGAAAGCGTGTCGTCGCATGGAGTCCCAATCCCTTCAAACGCCCGTGGTCACGCAAGGGCGAACTGGGATGGGAGGATACGACGAAACCTGTTGCGATTACAAATCCGTCACTAGACGGGGGCGCCTTGCCCGTTTTTCGTGCCCGTCGAATTGGTGTTCGAGTTCGCCATCGTCTGCGCGGCCCCGGGCTTGTTCGAGGGTGCCACCGGTTTGCCCCCCTGCGGAGCCGGCGAGGTCCCGTGACTCGCGCCCCCGGGCTTCTCAGGTGACGCGGCAGCGAGCGACTCGGCCGGGGACGCCGGCTGAATCCCGGTGACCTGGTACCCGGCCTGTCCCATCACCTTCAGCAACAACGGCGACGGCGCGGCGAGGTCGGCCGCGGACGCGGTGACGGAGAACTTCGCCGGGTCGGGCGGCATCGAGGCTTGGCCCATCTGCACCTGATGTTCCTGCAAATGGATGGCGAGTACCTTTTCGATGTCGCCGGCCTGCTTCGGGTTCTCTGCCATCAGCTTTTGCAGGATGGAGCGGACCTTGTCCCCGTTCATCCACTTCCGGTTTTCCTGGAGATGGACCTTGTCGTTCTGCCACGGCTTGACCTGGAGCGGTGACGGCCCCTCGAAGCCGGCGTCGGCCCAGTCCTCGAACGCCTGTTGCTCCTGCAAAGCCGCGTTGACGTCGGCATCGAGCGACGGGGCGAGTTTCGTCAGGCCGAGTTCCTGCAACAGCGAGTACTCCTGCTCGCTGTCGCCCTTCTTGATGAGCCCGAGCTGATTGGCGTGTTCGAGATTCGCCCGACGACCGAGCGCGGTCTTCGGCGTCTGCGTGCCGTCTTCCGTGAGGATGTCGATGTCGCCTGTCAGGTCGCTCGCCTGAAACGTCTTGAACGTCCACGACTGATTGGGACCGAGGACCGCCTGTACGCGCTTCCCGGGGCCGTAGGTGCGCTCCAGTTCAATCTGGACCTCGAAGCACTTGCGGTACGCGCGAGCGCGGTTCTTGAAGAGCGACGTGAAGCGGGACTGCGACCGCTCGACCAGGAGGTTGAGGGCAGAGAAGGCTTCGACGCCGCTCGGCTTCTCGCCTTTCAACACGTCGTACGTGCCCGCGAGTTCCTCAATGTCCTGCTTGATTTGTTCCCGCATCGTGAAGAACGCGGACGGCGGGTTCTCACCGGGGATACGTTCCGGCTTGCCGCCGTTGGCGCCGACTCGCTGCCACCGCGCGATGAGCCCGGGTTCGCCGGTAAACCGCTCGACCTCGCTGCCCTTCTCTTCGAGCCACATGGGATTGCCCATCCGTTGCGCGACGAGCTGCGTCATCGAGTCGAGCTGATTGAGCTGGTCCTGTTTCTGCCGGATGACGTCCACCGTGCCCTGCGCGTACAGCCGGCCGTTGATTTTTTCGTACGCGTAGTCAATCCACGGCCACAGCGGCGTGTTGTCCTTCTTCTTCACGTAGGGCAAGACCGCCGGCTCGGGCGTGTTCGTCGTCGGGTCGAGCGGACGAATCGGCACGACCTGCCCGTCGCCGAGGAACCGCATGTAGAACCCTTGCGGGTACGTGCGGCACGGCTTAATCCACAGCCGATGCTCGGTGATGCCGGCGACGAGCCCGGAGTACGCGCCGGTATCCATCGCGGTCGGGGTCAGCACGAGGTCGGACGTCGTCCCCATCGCGCGGAAGAGCTGAAGCGACCGCTGTTGCGGGCCTTGGCCGAAGGTGACATTGGCGAGTACCGGCTTGCCATCGACGCCCATGACGCCGTCCAGTTCGTCGCGGACGTCGTGCTCGGGGCGCCACATCATGTGAATCAGCCGGTCCACGTCGTCGAACTTCTGCGCGTAGATAGGCATCAGGAGTTCGAGGGGCGTGACCGCGAGCGTCTTGCCCTTGCCGCCGCTCACCGTCGATTTGCCGGCGGTGTTCAAGATGCGGGAGTGACACTCGGGGCACGTCTGGCCGGCGGCGACGACCGCGTCAGTCGGCGAGACCGCTTGACAGGCCGCGCACTGCCACATTTCCACTTCGACCGGATTGCTCGGGTCGTCCTTGTCCCAATGCGGGTGCAGGTAGCAATTGCCGAGCGTCGTTGCGATGAAGTCGGCCTGATTGAAGACCTCCTCCATGTCGTGCTCGCCCGCGATGAGCGGCTCCATTGCATCGACGGTCTGCGCGGTCGTGACGTTTTTCGGGTCCTGACCGGCGGGACGCGTCGCGATGCCGAGCGTGATGGCTTGCAGGGTCGAGCGAATCGACAGCACGGTCGTCCGGCACATGTTGGTGACGGGTTTCGGAATCCACTTCGCGAGGCGCTTGTCGTTCCACTGCCGCGCGGTCGGGTTCCAGTAAATCCACTGCCGGTCCAGGAGATAGAGAATCGCGCGCCACCACGCGTACTCGAACATCTCGCGCCCGGGCTCGCAGTAGCTCTTCGTGGTCGTCAGAAGGTCAATGCACTGTTGGTCGGTGAGGTCGTACGGGTCCTTCGTCGGCTCGGGACCCCCCATCCCGAGCCGTTTGCGGATATTCGCGAGCAACCCGGGCGGCTCTGGCCCCACGGCGGGGGCGGACGTGAAGTTCGGCGTCTGCGGGACCAAGGTAGCTGCCATATGGGGGGCCAGTGTAGCTCGAAATCACGAAATTGTCAGCGATGAAGGCTTACGGGCGTTCGTCACGGTCCGTGAGGCCCGTCGCCGGCTGCGCGGACGGTACTCGCGGTGTTCCGGGCACGATGCGACCCGCCGGGATGTCGCCGAGGGGCGGGGCGGGCGCGTTCACGCTCGGGTCGGCCGGAAACTCGTCGGCGAGGCCCATCAGGAGTGCCGCCGCGTCGCCCACGTCCTCGAAATCAAGCCCGGAGGGGATGGCGACGCCCGCGCGCTCGACGGTGGGCACTTTCACGGTCAACGTCGGGATGAGCTGCGTCAGGAGAGCCGCGTTGGTCTCCGTCAGCGTGTTCACCTGGAGGCGCCAGACGTCCGCGTAGGCTTGGTGGGACTTCGCACTGCTCTCGACCTTGATGAGTCGCTCGCGGAGCGCGTCAATCGTCCCTTGGAGCAACGCACAGCGGCCGTCGAGGTTCTGCAAATCCTGTTCGCGGTTCGCGAGGTCCGCTTGAGCACGCGTAAGCTGGCCGGTGAGCTGCGCCCACAGTATTTTCGGTATCCACATGGCAAGTACTCCCTCGTTAGCGGGCGAAATCGCCCATCCCCTCGATAACCGGCTCGGCTTCGTCCATGAGTTCGAGCCCCTCTTCCGCGTCGCGCTGTCGTGACCGTCGTTCCCGCTCAATTTCGAGCCTGACTTTATCAGGCAACCGGGTCAGGTCGCGCCCTTTCGGCTGAATCACCGGGTCGAGCGCCGGCAACGCGGGGTACGTCATCAACGCGTACCGCACCGCGTCCGGCAAGTCGTCGTTTTTCTTGTAGACCGTCTCGCGCGCCTTCGTTTCGCCCGTGTTCGTCTCGTTGTCGGCGTACCGGTACGCCTGCATCTGCTTGATGGTCTGCGGGACGAAGCGTTTCGGGAGCACGAGGCCGCGCGGCATCTCGTTCGGCTTGTTCACGAGCAGCCATGCGGTCACGCGGGAGATGCCGGCCATGACATCGTTCTCCGCGGCCATCGTGTGCAGGCCGTGGGAGGCGAGTTCGATTTGCGCTTGGGCCTGTGACCGGTCGATGCCGGTGCGACCCGTGAAGCCGCGACGCATCGCTTGGATTTTCGGCGCGTGGAGCGCGTAGACGAGCCCGCGTTCGAGGTACTCGCCGACTGCGACGAGCCCACGAGGGGACGAGACGAGATGGATGCCGGCGAACGGGTGGTCCGTGCCGGGGTCGAGCCCGGTGACGGAGGGGCGGGAGAGGTCGAGCGCCGGCCATTCCGGGAAGTACGAGCGCATTTCCTCGTCGGTGCCCTCGATAACGGCCTTCGAGATGAGGTCGCCGTAGATAGCCCCGGTGAAGGTGACGACTTCGGCGAGGTACTCCTGGCGGAACATCAGGTCGGTCATGCGGGCGCGAGCGCGAGCGACGAACTCGGGGGAGATGGACGGGTTGTCGAGCGTCGTGAACGCGCACGCCCAGAAGCCCGGGTCCCCCTTGAGGGCCGGCTGGTAGAACGTGTCATCGACCCAGTCCTCGCCCTTCGGCGACGTCGTCGCGATGAGGATGCCGCCGCGGTCCGCGAGCGCCGGTTCAATCGTTTCCCAGTGCTTCAGCGAGAGTTCACAGATTTCATCAATCCACAAGCCGTCGAGTCCGGGGCCGCGACCGCGGTCCGGGTCTTCGAGCGAGCGGAACTGCGTCATCGCGCCGTGCGGCAGGGTGAGCGTGAGTTCTGATTCGGACCAATCGGTGTCCGGGTGGTCGAGCCACACTTTCGGAATCTGTTTGAAGAACGCGGGGAGGACGTAGTCGTTGAGCTTCGGGTAGG